TGAGCATGAAGGCCTTAAGCTTTCGCCTTATAGGTGTACAGCAGGAAAGCTAACTATAGGAGTTGGTCGCAACTTAGATGATTGCGGAATATCCAAGGATGAAGCTATGATTATGCTGGATAACGACCTGGCCGAAGCAGAACGCTATCTTTTACCTTTTGACTGGTTTACGTCTTTGGATAGAGTGCGCCAAGAGGTGCTTATAGAGTTATGCTTTAATATAGGTATAGGAGCGCTTCTTAAGTTTAAACGCACGATTAAAGCCCTACACGATAAAGACTTTGAAGCAGCAGCAGAATTTATGCTGGATTCTTTATGGGCAAAGCAGGTAGGTGTGCATAGAAGTCATAATATGGCTGATCGTATGAGGAGCGGAAAATATGCTTCCTGAAGAAATTGAACAATGCAAGCTTTTTGACTGGATACGAACCATACCAGAGCTTGAAGGCAATGCTTTTCATATTGCTAACGAGCGCAAAACACATCCTATGAGAGGGTTGCTTTTAAAGCGTATGGGCGTACTTTCTGGCGTGAGTGATATCTTTGTAGCCATCCCGAAAGGCGGCTTTCACGGACTGTTTTTAGAGCTTAAAGCAGGAAACAACAAACTAAGCGAACACCAGAGGCTATTTTTAGACAAGATGAATCAAAACGGATACCTGGCAATATGTTGTACGGGGTATGAGGCAGCTAAGGCAATTATTCTTACCTACCTTGGAAAATCTTGCTGCGAATCTTTAAATCATCCATCAGGGCAAGGTGGCTTGGTGTTTCTATGTGCCTAAGCATGGCTTGCAGCCATGAGAGCTTGTCTAAGTGCAAATAGTATTTTGATGCGTCCATTACTTGTTGTTTTACAAACTTGGCATAAAATATATCCTTAGATTTTTTAGAGTTTGTGGAATACCACTCTGTTACCACGCGCCTGCCATTGTCTGGTATATCTACGTCATAAGAGGCAAACATGATTTTATTGGCGTTTACCCTGTATTTTGCAGCGATTACAGTGGCTACTATGCTGTTTTTCAAAGTGCTTAACTTTTGGTTTGGGTCTATTATTTCCTCAAAACATTGCCTGCAATGGCGTGCTGTTATATCGTTTTTTGCACCACAAGATAAGCAGTCTTTAAAAGTGAAATAGTGGCTACAGCGCACTTTGTTAGAAAACCCTGTGCAACGCCTTGTATGTTCCCCGGCAGGCTCTTTGCATTCTGGACACTCAAAAATCATAGGCCTATCTTTATCTAGTTTTTTTAATGCAGCAACTAAAACAGGATCATCCCAATTGCTATGCCTATCTAGGTTTTGCGCATAGTCTAATATCAGGCAATCTTTTTTTAGATCGTGTAACCTAAGCCCACGGCCTATGCCCTGCATGAATAGCGTTAAACTTGCCGTAGGCCTTAGCCACGCACACATGTCAAAGGCAGGAACATCCACGCCCGTCATTAGACAATTGACACTTACTAAGTAACGTATTTCAAGATTCCTTGCAGCGTTTAATATGCGTTCGCGTTCACTATGTGGCGTTTCGCCCGTGATAATTGCAGCCAACCCCTGCGGTAGAGACTCGAAAGCCTCCTCACAATGCTTACGTGTAGCACAAAATATAAACGCACCGTTACGGCCCCCATCTACAAAACGGGTTAATTGGTGCATTATTTCGCCTGTTAATCGTTCTTTTGATTCGATTACTTTTTCAAGATCTGATTTACTGAATTTTCCAGCCGTAGACTTTAGTTTACTAAAATCAAAAGAACCTATGGTTGATATATCAAATACGGGCTTAACTAGGAATCCATGCTTTATAAGGTTTGCCATAGAAATAGACACGACCTCCTCTTTAAATAACTGATTCTCTCCTATAATGGATATATTTTCACCTCTAAAGGGCGTACCTGTAAGGCCTATAATGCGCATACGTTGTCGTTGGTCATAGGCTTGTATGTTTAAATGGTTTATAACGCGCATGTACATAGATTTTTCATTTTGATAGTCTACGTTATGACATTCGTCAATAATGACTAGGTTAAATGCCAGTTTCTTAATGTCTTTGCCGTTTAGCAACGACTTGGGTGTAGCGAAGATGATAGGTTTATCTACTTCTTTTTTATTTAATGCTGCACAATAGATTCCGCAACTACCGCCTTGCTCTGTGTAGGTTTCCGCGTTTTGCCTTATAAGCGTTGAATTCATGGTTAAGCATAATCCACGCCAACCGAAACGCTCAATCATAAGCAGCAATTCGCATAGCATTACAGACTTTCCAGCACCCACACTTGCATTAATCACCATGGGGTGCGTGGCTTGTTTTATTCGCGCCTTCACTTTATCAACCGATTGTTGCTGGTAGGGTCTAAGTGTTTTCATTTTTTTTATTTAGCCATTCATTAAAGTCAGTTACTATGGATGATTTATTTTCTTTCGCGGTATCTTCGTTTTTAGTAGTAAACCCATATTTTTTTATGAATTTTTTAATTTCTTTTCTAATTTCACAAATTTCTTGATCGATTTTATATAGATCTTCTCTGATATAATTAATGAGGATGTTTTCGTTACAAATATCGGCGGTTGGTATTCTTATAAGTCTTAAATTATAGGCTTCAAGCGAATCTATTATATATATCGTTCTTTCATATATAGAACAAACCAGATCACTAATACATTTAGTTCTTAACTCTATACTCAATACTGTACTCCTTAAGCCGTATAGTATTGAGTATAGTTGTTCTGATTTATTGTTAATAAGGCCTATCATTTCATGCTTTTTGCTTACCATCTCAATAAAATACAGAAGAATAGTTTTTGACATTTTTAAATTTCTTTCTGATATTGACGCAAGGCTGTATATCATTTCATCTTCGGTTATTTTGTTATTCATGGCAAACTCTGGCAAAAGAGCACATTTTGCAGATAAAAAAACAGGGGTTTTTGTTTATTCGCTCTGGTGGTTCGTCTGAATTAATAACCGTTTCTGCACGTTCTAATAGTCGCCCGTAGTAGTCAGGTTCAAACGTTACGGACTCCTCGTGCAGTTCTGCTGTATCTTTGTTAACCGCAATAAGGGTTGCGTTATTTACCTTGTTAATTCCCATATATGCTTGTACTTGCGCATAGTATTGCATCTTCCAGCCTACAAGGCCTTTGGACTTAAATATGTTAAATTGTGCATTGCAAGCGCTTTTTATTTCTATTATATGGACTTCCCCGTTTCCATCTATTAAAAAAGCGTCTACATGGCCTTTTATCGGCAATTTAACGTCCTCTACGGGCATGTCTCTAAGCACTGTTAGTTTTGACTTTTGAAGAAGATCAATGACCATACGCTCTATGTAATGGCCTATTTCAAACGTTAATAAAAGCTTAGGCGGTATAGATCTACGCGCTTGCTGTAGATGATAGCTATACCAAACTTTCCTAAGGCATGGATGCCCTATTTCAGATGCGCCTACATAATCGCGCGTCTTTTCTTCCGATCGGTTTACCTCTAATGCTTCATTTATTTTTTCTGTTAGCATGTGTAAAGTCCTTATGAGGGGTGCAAGCGCACCCCACGCAATTAAAATGCGGTATCTTCAGATAACATAGCAGGGGCTGCCTTTGCTGCCTGTACTACCTGTACGACTTCCATTTTCTTGCCTACCATTGGTTCAAAACCAGATGAAAGATGCACTTCAGATATGAAATTTCCTTCCAGCATTCCGCCATCATCTTTAACCCATGACCATTCCTTTATCTTGATACCCATTACACGCCCAACCAGTTGCTTTAAAAAGGCCGTATCGGGCGCACCTGCAGAGGGAGCAACATTAGCGAGGTTTAGAATAAGGCGTAGCATGTTTAATGCTTTGAACCTGATTTTTTCATCCGCATCAAAACATTTAATCTTTTGAAATACGTTTCTACCCACAAAATCACCCTGTGTGATTCCCCACTTAATTTCATAGAACCTTTGCGCTTCCTTATAGTCGTTAGCTGGCTTGTCAGTAATGCTAAAATCTTCAATCCTAGCAAACGCCTTGGTGCCATCTGGAATAATTCCAAAGTCTTTTGTGAAAGCGTTATCTTCTTTACCATCCGCGAACCCTAATGCTGTTTCCCAAAAACTGTTCATTTTATATTTCCTCTTGTTGGTTATAGTTATTAATCGTTTTTTTAACGTACAATAAGTCGTTATCTATCAGCTTATCAGTAAACATGCCCATGGGGCTTTTAGCCATGTGTATGCCATCCGAATTAGTTAAAAACTTATACTGCCCTTCCACGAACATAGTATGCAAAATTACTGTAAACATGCCCTCTAAATTAACTTTATCATCTAGCATTTTACCAATTGTTCTAATCTTTGATTTTCCATCAACATCTATATAGTTATGGGTTAATATGAAGCAATCCAGATCACCGCGTGAATCTGTTAACGCTTTGACTATTTTCCAGGCATTAGAGCCTATATCGGTGAACTTTCTGTATCCTATTTCAGATGCTCTACGCATGAATTCATTGGCTAAAATGTACTGAAAATCATCAATTATGAGCGTAGTTATATCGGGTCTTTCATCATTTACTTTTTTTATAGCCCTTAAGATTATTTCTGCGTTGTCTGTAGCAAGATAGTTTTTTGACTCTAAGTTGTATTTAGATCTATATCCTTTAAACGGCAAAGGCTTGTCTAAAACGTTTATGATAACCGTTGTTTTATTGTCAAGCTCTCTAAGTGACGTTGACTTACCACTGCCTGATTCGCCCAATATTAGCGTTGCGTTACCCATTATATCACCTCAACTTTTACATTAGGCTTACTAAAGCCTATGTTTAAAAAAGCAGATATTAGTTCGTTATCCGCCTTATTTCCTTGTGCTTGTAATAATTTCTTTTTGTTTATTTTGTACGTTACACCAGTGTACACAGGGTCAATGCTTAAGCCATCTTTTATGGACTCATAAGACTTTTTGTTGATACTGTAAAGATATTCGGTTTTGATAGTTACTTTATATTTGCCATCCCTATGTGTTGTGCTTCCATCTTTATCTATAGCTACTATTTGATGTCCATCAAATAATGCTTGCCCTGTACCTTCTATAATCTTGCGTTCTATTTCTTCTTTAAGTGTGCGTAGTTCTGCAATCTGAAGGTTTACTGTTTGCAAGGACTGCATGTAGTCCTCTAATGTGTTTTGCATTTTTCTCTACCTCTTTTTTATATTAAATAAGCGTCGGTATTGACGTATAGCCATTATATCACTTGCGTGAAGTAATGCAACACTTTATACTATATTTTTAATTTTATGAGGGTCTATTATGCAGTTATCTGATTTAATTGAACATTATGGAACGTGTTATAAGTTTTCAAAAGCCACGGGAATGAGCATCGCCAGTTATTATAATTGGGAAAAAAAGGGGTATATACCAGTTGCCAGTCAAGCCCGAATTCAGATATATTCCGATAACGCTTTAAAGTATGATATAAAACACCTTGGGATTGATAATAATGTACAAAAAAGCGGATCCTAGGCATTATATTCAGTAGCCAGATTTTTGGTTTAGGCATGACCGCAGTGTGCAAGGCCTACGGTATTATTTAATTAATTTGTGCAAGGACGCCTTTTTGTTACGAGGCATATTATGTTAAAAGTAGTTGATTTTGAAACAAGTAAAAAAGTAAGCGTTAAAATAACAGCTGTTAGAAGCCCTGCTGGAATTGACCCTGGCTATTTTGACGTTGCAGAAATAGCAATAGCAGCCCTATATCAAGCATTCCCTTTCCACAAAGACTTTGGCGAAAATCATTGGCGCGTAAAATCGGGCGAGTATTTTAAATCAATTGTCTACCTGTGGGGTCTCGAGTTCGCTAATAATAAAATGTGTAGCAAATACAGCGTTACTGAAGCAGTGAAGCTAATGGTGGAAAAAAACGTAGCTCCTACACTCGGAAACATGATTGCAGCCTATTGGAAGAAAGAAGATAAGCTAAGCATTGCTAAGCATATAGAGTATATAAAGTTTCTTGAAGCGCGATTACATTATGCTTATACCTTCGATCAATTTAACAAAATTCAAAATAAAGCTTGATTAACGTAAATTAACGACATATACTGCATCGGTGTAACTAAAACAAGGGGTAATTATGTTAGAGGTAGTCGGTAAGATATTAAGGGTATCGGACGTTGTAGAATTGTTCGGTATAAAAAGACAAACGTTATTTGCCTGGGAAACGAAAGGCAAATTCCCCAAAAGAATTAAGCTTGGTGTTAAATTGTACGGCTGGCAAGAGCAAGAAGTCTTAAAGTGGTTGCAGGACTGTAATAAAGAGGTGTCACATGAAGCAGTTTAAAGAGCAGCAGGGCGCACGCCCTGCAACATATTTTACAAAAAAGCAAAAAAAACTAAGTTACTTGGGGGTATATTAGCATGAATGAAGAAGAAAGCAAGAAAAAAAGGTTCGTAACAACGAACGAGGATATAATAATATCGTTGAGTGGTGATGCTTATAAGCTCTATTCTATTATTCAATTAGAGTCAAATTATAAAGCAGAATGTTCGTCCATTAATAAAAAGATAAAGTTCTTTTCTAACCGCTCAAGCCTATCAAAAAAGAAAACTTTAAAACATTTAAATGAGCTTGAATTATGCGGTTTGATTAAAATAGAAAAAACATTTGGAGAGCAATCAACTTATCACTTTGCTAAAGAATTAAACTATTTTACCACAAAAGAAACAAACCACAAAGGTAACTGCCCAGTACCAAACGAGCAACAGCCCAGTGTCGAAATGGTAACCGCCCAGCTCCCAAACGGACATGACATAAACAATAGTCTTTCAACAAATTTTCAAAAAATCGTCTCAAAAGAAAGAGAAAAGAAAAATTTCCCTACCCCCCCTACTACGCCGATTTTTTCGAATTCTTGTTTTTTGAAATTCTGGGAAACCTACCCCCAAAAAACAGCAAAGCTTGAATGCCAAAAAATATGGGAAGAAAAGGGGCTTGATGAAAAAGCCAATTTAATAATTGGAAAGCTGGCAGAGCAAAAAGAAAAAGATAGTAATTTTATTAACGGATTTATTTTAAGTGCTAAAAAATATTTGGAAGGAGAACGCTGGGAGGACGATATAATTAAGCCTGCTAGGAGGGAACAAAAAAAAGAAGAAGAAAAGGAAAGCGAGGAGCGACTAAGGTATCTAGGTATGTCGATTGACGATAAATTAGCTTATCGCATGGATGAGTTAAAACGCAAAACGGAAGAAAAAAGGAATTCACATGAATAATATTGCAAACGTTACAAGTTATAATCAACAAGGACAAATAGAAGATAAAACAGGCGCTATTTTAGATCTTATTTTTGGTGAGATAAAAGGCACGTTTCCTGCCTGGCGGCAGTCTTGGCGTAATGAAGGCGACATTGCTTTAGCAAAAGGTATTTGGCTAGAGGCGCTAATCGAGGCAGGCATTAACACTATGGAAGCTGTAAAGCGTGGGCTAAGAAAATGCAGGGAATCTAAAAACGATCTAATCCCGAACGTTGGTCAATTTGTCGATTGGTGCAAGCTAATGCCTGCCGAACGCGGTTTTTTAGATGCAGAGCAAGCCTATATTTCTTCTTACTGCCTAGGCCAATACTACGGTTCGAATATTTACGATAGTGACAACCAAGAAATGATCGTGCGTTACACCATCCATCTTTGTGGGGGTAGTACTAGCTATCGAGCAATGGACGCCAAAGAAAGCAAGAAAGCTTTTATAGCTAACTATCGACAAGCCTTTGAGCGTTGGCTTGAGATGCAAGAATGGAACAAAACCAACGACAAACTAAACATGCACTTGAAGCCCTACGTTGAACCAGAGCGCATGCCATTGTTTACAAGCGCACCAGCTAAGCTTGCCACACCAGCCACACCAGACATTAGCAACAATGCAGAGCCTACACCCTACGAGCAGTTTAAAATTGACGTAGAACTTTGCAAGCAGCAAAAACCTGCCAACTTTGGCGAGCAATTCAGGCATTTAACACCCAAGCAACACGTAGCAAAAATAATGCAGATATCCAGTTTTGCACAAAAAGGCACTTTGGGTGCAAGCGTAATGAAGGCCATTGACCCTAAATTTACACCGCCTTATCAACCTGAACTTACCGTAAAAGAGAAAATGCAGCCGGAGTTAACGCGAGAACAGCAGGTTTTAAGAGCAAAGGCAGCTATACAGGACGCCAAAGAACGTTGGGCAACTCAATGTAACCCCGAAAGCCAAACGCCTTACCACGAGCCTGTATTTAGCCAAGAGCCAGACCAACCCCAAGAGGCGTACCCCCTCGCGGTTGAATGTAACACCTACCAGGCGCTAAGTGCGTTCCCCGAAAACCATGGTGGCTATGAAACAGATCTTGGGGAGGTAGATCGCCCCCTTAGCCTCCCTGTTACCGAGTGCCAAGGCCTTGTCGCCTATGCTCCCCCTGTTAGCGGAACTTACACCTTAGTTGCCAACGAATAGTGGCTATTTTAAGCGATTTAAAGTGCCTAGGTTGAACGCAATAGCCTAGGCAGTACGTTTGCCTAGGTTGTGGTTAGATCGTGCAGCCACGGGCTTTAAATTGGGTGTTGCCAGATAGTGGGTGATTGTTTATAATTGCGTTATTAATTAAGCGCCTTCTAAAGCAATGCTTATTTGTGCAAGGTTTGCAGCGAGCAGCCTTGCTTTAATTATTTGCGTCCTTGCTTATTTCTTTAAGCACATTATTGCCCTTGTGCTAGTGCGCGACCTATCAGCGATTGGTATATAAGCTGGAATTTCAACGTGTACATAACGCGATATTTTATGCTTAGGCTTGCATTTTTTGCTTGCAGAAAAAGCGATAGCTTTGGCTTTTTTTAGCTCGATAGAATGCAATGCTGATTTTTTGTCAAGTTCCTTTATTGAAAACTTAGCAAAGTTTTCATGATGCGCGGATACAACGCCCGACTCTTGTCCGAATAAGTTTATTCTCGTAGCGCCTGCAACGGATGCTTTTTTGTAGAGAAACGCACCAGTGTAATACTTTAAAGCCGCGTTTAGCTTGTTTTTTGAGGGTACGCCTGTTATCGCTTGCGCTAGGATATCGTGCAAAATACCTATTTTTAACTGCTTTCTTTCAGCATTAAAAGCCAGTGGATATTCTTTAAAAAGCCAATCAAGCGTTAGTTGTACCTGTGATTTTTGATCCATTTTTCTATCCTTATTTTAGTTAAATTAAGTTATATTATAGCGTTTAAGCGGTGTGTTCTCAATGAATGATATTGTACAGTATAAAGACAAAATGAGTGGTAAATATGTAATGTTTGATTGCAAAAAAAAGGTTATATACTGCTATAAAATAACGCAAGAACCTTTTTGGGCGGTTCCAATTATTCACCAGCGCGTAGCTTATCAGGATTACCCTGAATTAACCGCGCTGGCTGCATGGATTATACGAGTTTAAGAGCTGGCTCGCGTTCAAGCAAAGTATATGCTGTTCTTAAGCTCACTTTTAGCTTTTCCGCGATCGCTTTAACGCTTTCCCCCTCTTTGCGCATTTGTTTCGCTTTATCAGCTAGGTGGAATGTGTTTGGACGGCCTTTAAATGTTCCTGCTGCTACGGCTGCATCTATGCCCTCGCGCTGCCTCGCGCGTGCTATAGAACGCTCAAATTCCGCGAATGCGCCCATAATTTGTAAAACCATGATTGACATGGGCGAGTCATTGCCGTTAAAAACTAAGTTTTCTGTATGAAAAACAATTGTTACACCGGATGTTATTAGCCCGTCAACTATTTGCTGTAGGTCTCGCAAGCTACGCGCTAAGCGGTCAATGCTATGAATATGCAATGTATCGCCTTTTCGTAAGTATGCTATGCACTCTAATAGCCCGACTCTGTTAGCGCCTTTCATTGCGCTAAATTCATCTTTGAAAACTTTGTCC